TTATAAATTGACTTCTGTTCCTTCTAAAAATTTGATAGAGATACTGCCGTCTTCTCCAAGACTAATCTTCTCAAGTACCTGGCACATCTTTCTCCCTTCAAATACTTCCTTCTCGCTATCAAGTAGTATCTTTAGTTGAGTCGCATGGTACTTCTCCAGCTTTTGTTCTTCGCTAAAATTAGCCCACTTTTCCTCTACCTTTCCCATATTTTCTCGAAGAACCTCTATGGCTCTGAGGAAAACTTGCTGCAGGGTTTCTTCATCAATATGGCGATTAGTGCACCCCTGTATTCCTTTTACCTTATATCGGTTGTTGCATTGCCAGACAGGCCTCTTTCCTCTACTGGTTGTCCAGTTCTTTCGACCAAATAGACCTCCGCATTCCTTACAGAATACTTTGCATGTGAATGGATTTTGTTCGCACTGGATAATGTAAAAATTGATGTGATTATCCTGCCTATACTGATTTCTTCGCTCTACCTCAAGCTGAACCAAGTCCCATTCTTCCTTATTAATAATAGCCTCATGGTTGCCTTCGATATAGTATTGATTCACCTGTCCCTGGTTCTCACTGCGCTTCTTGGTCAGAAAATCAACCGTATAGGTTTTCTGTAAGAGGGCATCTCCCATGTACTTCTCATTTTGAAGCATTCTTTGAATGGTAGTGGGATACCAGTTAGCTTTCCCATTCCATCCTGGAACCCCTTCTTCTTTTAGACTTCTCGCTATACTTTCTGGTGTTTCTCCTTGTAAAAAATCCCGAAAGATTCGTCTGACAATCTTGGCTTGCTCCTCATTGATGACTAGATTTCCATTCTCACCCTTATCGTAGCCTACAAACTTGGTTGTGTTAACTCTTATTTCGCCCCGTTCGAACTTCTTTCTAATCCCCCAGGTCGCATTCTCTGAAATAGAACGGGATTCATCTTGGGCCAAGGAAGAAAGAATAGTCAAGAGCACCTCTCCTTTGGCATCTAGACTGTCAATATTCTCCTTTTCAAAGGTAATCCCAATTCCAAGTTCCTTTAATTCCCGGACATATTTCAAGCAGTCCAGCGTGTTCCTAGAAAAACGGCTGATGGATTTCACAATGATTCTATCTACTTTGCCTTTTCGGCAGTCAGCTATCAACCGATTAAACTCGGTGCGTTTCTTGGTATTAGTTCCTGAAATCCCCTCATCCGCATAAATATCAACCAACTCGTAGAGAGGATTCTGCCGAATATACTCTTTGTAATACCGAACCTGGTTCTCATAGCTTGATAGCTGTTCGTCTTGGTCGGTGGACACTCGGCAGTAAGCCGCCATCCGGATTTTCTGAATGTGTTGCTTCTGCTCGACTTGTATCGTTTTCTTTGCTGGAATAACTGTAATATTTTTTGCCACCGATGTTCTCCTCCTTTACTACTGTGGGTTCATGGATATTCCAATCCTGTACTGCACCGTCTGGCACGCGCATGCCGATGCAGGCGACCTTCCCTTCTCGGATGTACTTGCTACAGACCCATACAACCTTTCCTTTGTAATACTTCTGCCGTTTTAAAGTAGAGCCACAATGCTCGCATTTTAATAAGCCACTCAAAGGATATCGTCGATTGTAATCAATGCTTAGCTTTGCCTTTCGATTCTGTTTCAGACGCTTTTGAACGGCTTCCCAATCTTCTCTGGACACAATCGCTTCATGGTTATCCGTAATCAGGTACTGTTGCATCTGACCTTGGTTGAGACGTTGCTTGGCCTTGATTTCCGCAAAATAGTATTTTTGCAGGATTGCATCCCCCTTATACTTCTCGTTTTTTAGAATATTGGTAATAGTACTTGAATACCATTTCCCACCGTCTACTGTAGAAACTTTCTCTCCATTAAATAGCTTTGCAATGGCATGAACTCCCATACCAGATAAATAAAGGTTATAAATCCGTTTTACGATTTTAGCTTCCTCAGGATTGATGATTAACTCACCGTTCTTATCCTTGTCATAGCCTAAGAAGCGCTTAGTGTTAATCACCAGCTCTCCTCGCTGGAACTTATTCTGAAAAGCCCACCGTTGGTTTTCACTCATGTTGCGCAGTTCTTCTTCTGCGTAGCTGGCAAGAACCGTAAGCATGACTTCACCCTCATTTGACAAGGTATGGAGATTTTGTTCTTCAAAGAAGATATCTACTTGAATAGTTTTCAGTTCCCGGCTTACTGCAAGCAATAACTCAGTGTTTCTGGCAAAGCGAGAAATGGACTTTGTATGAATGACATCAATTTTCCCGGCCCTGCAATCCTCCAGCATCTGGTGAAAGCCTGGACGCTTGGCCAGTTTGCCTGAAATCCCCTGATCATAATACACTCCAATGAACTCGACATCTTTTTTATTTTGATAGAAATGATTATAGTAGGATTGCTGATTGGTGAGGGAGTCCTGCTGTTTTTCTGTCATGGTTGAAACCCGCGCATAGGCACAAACTCTTATCTTTTCTGGCTTCATTCCACTCTCCTTTCTTCCTTACTATATATCACTCTAAAGGCCAAATTTATCAAGTATTCAGCCCACTCATTCAAGCATTTTTCTAGTTGAAATGCTGTCTATGTAAAAGGCCTGCATGGACAACCACACAGACCTTTATGGATTATTCAATTCGTAACACTTGACCGGAAAAAATCAAATCCGGATTCTCAATTCCATTGATAGCCGCTAAGTGCTGGTAATTCGTGCCATACATAGCTGCAATAGCGGAAAGCGTATCTCCGTTTTCAACGGTATAGGTTGTAGTACTGGATACTTGAGCACTTCCCGTAACCTGCAAAACTTGCCCCGGATAAATCAAGTCAGGATTGGTAATCCCATTGATAGCCGCTAATTCCTGATAACTTGTTCCATAAAGAGCCGCAATAGCTGATAGGGTATCCCCCTCTTGAACAGTGTAAGTCCCAGTCGAAACTGGGGCTGTTGCTTGTTGTGGCAGTTCTGATCGAGGTTCTGGAGCTTGACCAGTATAAACAGAACGCAGATCCCGATACATATAGTTGGAATCCACCCGTCCACTAATACCTCCGACTAGACCATCACTGGTAAACTGCCAAATGTCTGTCGGTACCGCACAAGCCTCCACCTGCCACTGGGCCACCCAGTTGGTATAACGACTCAAGTCCCCCATATTTTGGAACCAATACAAGCTGGCATAGACACCCGCCCAGTAGCCTGCTGCTTCGACATGGTCGCAAAACAGCCGACAAATTTCTGTAGAAGTCTCCCAAGAGACACCGCCATTGTTGGCTTTCCAGCCGTCCGCATCCTCCATATCAATGTAGAGCGGCATAGAAGGATGGAATTGACGAGCAAAGTTCAAAAAGGCATTGACCTCAGCTTGTGCTTCTCCCAAATTTCGAGCATAGCTATAATGGTAAAATCCGTACGGAATGCCAACCCGTTCACATTCAGATGCGTTTCTCCGGGCACGTAAATCTTCCGCAAAGCTGCCCCAGGACGAACGAATAATGACAAAGTCCACATTGTTTTTCAACTGGTCAAAGTCAATAAAGCCATTGTGCTCACTAATATCTACTCCAAATAATGCCATCTTATTTTTCCTCCGATTTTAATTGTTTCAAAGTTTGTTTGAGTTTCTCTGGAACTGGCAGACCAATCAGTGCTGCATTTTCTATAATACTGAGCCCCTCGTTAGACAAGTAATAGAAAATAATAGCAGTTCGGATGATGCCTCCCTGTTTCAAGATATGAGTATCAATAATCTGCCCCATGGCCACTAGCATCAAAATGACAACTTTTTTAAACAGTCCTCGAAAACCAACTGCACTGGATAGCTTCTTTTCAACAACTGCTGCCATCAATCCACTAATATAATCAATAGATATGAAGACAATCAAGGCAAAAATAAAACCATCCCAGTCACCAAAAACACTTCCTAAAAGTCCTCCTACTGTGGAAAACAAGACTTTATTCGCAAAAACTAACTGTTTCATGATGCATTGTCCTTTCTATGCGGTTCGCTCCAGTCTGGATTTCCTTTTTCATCAAACTGCATGATATAGAAATTCTTGTGGAATAACTCAGACAAATTCATGGTAGGGACTGTCGCTCCCCACTGAGTCAGAGCTCCCACAGTTTCGACTTCCATCAACTGACGTCGACCTTCTTTAATCACGGGACGCTTTTGTACTTCTCGGTACATATAAAAATCCTCCCCCTCATTTTTGCAGCGAATGAACTCACCATTCTCGCGCATATAAGTGAGTGCTGCCACCAAATCAAAAGGTTCTGTAATTCTACTTAGATCAGGCAGTAATTCCTTTTCTTCCATCTTTCTTTCCTCCATCTATTTTTAATGGTGTAGTTGCTTCTTTGAGATCAGCTTCCAATTCTTCTTTCTTCTGAAGGAGAACTTGGTAAGCTTCCTCTTTCTGCGTCAATTGAATGGCTAAGAGGTTCTTTGAGGTCACCTCATCAGCCAGCTTTCTGGTCAGCTCTTCAATCGTTAAACGAAGAGCCTGATTAATTTCTTCTTGGTTCATTTGTTTCCTTTCTTATAAACGTCCGACTAGGTTTCTGGTATCCCACCAAGATGGATGCCCTTCACCATGATTAGCCCGATACTCATAAAGTGCTCCAATGCTATTAGACAAGCGTTGGAGAATCTCATGGAGTGAGACATAATTTCCGCTTGTATCTAAATAAAGCCAAACGTCCCCAACATTAATAGTTGAGTCTCGTCTATCCTGTTTTCTGCTTGGACGAAGCTGAAGCTTTCCTGTTGTTGTCATAACCCAACCGTCTTTATTATCATAGGCAGAACTGGCAAAGGACAATTCATCTCCAACCACATCAAGTGAGTCAACATTAACCCCATTCCAAGCCCGAATACCTACAAAGCCACCGTCATTAGAGCTTTCACTGCCATAGCGATTAGACCCAATGACCGTCACACCAGCTCTTCCCTTACCATCGACATTTCCTGTCGCAAACTTAATGAACTGGGTTGGATAACCAGCTAGAACTCGTTTCAATGCAGCTTGGTCTGTATAATACAAAATTTGACCCGCATTGAGACTAATTTCCATAGCTCGGTTAATGGCTGTTAGGATACCACCTGATATCTTGTTCGCAGATAAAGTTACCGACTGCACCTGACTGATGAAGGCTTGCTTTGAGAAAAGCTTCCTCAGATAAGCTTCGGTCGCAGATAGCTTGTTAAACAAGGCATCATCTACTTTCAGTTTCTCAGCCGTTACTGCTTCTGCACTTAAGATTGTGGTTGTGACTGATCCCGATTCAAAGTTGGCTGTCTTTAACTTATCCACCATGGCAGACTTAATCACAGCATGGTCAATTAAAGTTTGTCCTGTGATATGAGTGAGTCTACCATGGATATGATTTACTCCATTCGCTAATAGATTCAAACTGTTTAATACTGCCCCCCTTGAAGTCAAATACTTAACCGACCAACTGTTTGCGAGCTGAGTTTGAACAGTAGAAACTTTCTGGGTTAAATCCGTCACCTTGGTCACATAGGAAGAATCTGTCAGGACAATCTGGGCCAAGTTATGTTTGACGCTGTCTTCCTTTGAGCCAATGAGCCGTGAGTACAGATTAACTGTTTCCTGAACCTTTTGAAAGTCACTGCTGCTGGTTTTGCCATTGACTGCCTGCATGATTTCTGAAAAACGTCCCTCCACTGTTTGAGAATAAGAAGCAATCTTTGTTTCTGTGTACTGTCTATCATCCTCTGGAGCTGGACTCGGTGTCGTCGCAATTGTCCCATCTTCCAATTGTGGATCCCGAATATAAAGAACATCACCAACAAGCCAGCCATTTGAATAGCACACCCAGGACCAATATCTCTCAAACTTCACGGTAAAAGGGTGAACAAACCGATGCCATTCAGTTTGAAGTGTCACGGTCGAAACACCACCTGTCTCAAAACCAAACCGAACAACTACCGACCGACTCGCTTTCATATCAGCTGCATAGACCATTTTCTTCCCTTGCCATTCAGATCCCCTTAAATCAAAAATGGGCTTATGAAAGCCACCATTTCCTGCTTTTGTACAGATGGCTTTGAGATAGTAGCCACTTTTGGCATTCGTATCCGGTACCCTTTCAAACTTCCATTCTGATACATTAGACGAGAGGGGTAACAGACCATCAAAATCATAATGACGGATGTAGTTGCGCCCACCAATTTGCAAACTCTCAAAGCGACGATTTAAGCCTTTCACATCTTCTGAATAGGAGGCTTTTGCGACATAGTCCTTGGCTACTTGCTCTCGGACAGTTCTGGACTGATTGGATGTTTCCATCCGTACATACTGCTCCAGTCGTTCCCACCGTTCACCATCTTTTGAAACATATCCCTGAATCTGTTGGAGAGTTGTTTCAAGGCCAGATAGAGTTTGCTTGACTTCTGTCTTACTGACAAAAGAGCCCATTTTCTGAAGAGTTTCTGTTTGAAAATTTTTCAAATTTGCTGTTGTTCGATTCGTTACTTCTTGGACGTTATTCAGAGCTCTCTGAGTATCTCCTGCCTTCCCTAAGGCTTCTTCCGTCTTTTGAGTAATCGTATGAAGAGACGACTCTGTCGTTTTCTTAAAAGCAGTAAACGAACTCTGAATCTGATCACGAGTCTGAGCTGCAATTTCCTCTGCCCTTGCTTTTGCCTTTTCAATGCCATCTAATACCTTACTCTCTTGCTTCTCAAAAACTGCACCAAAGGCTCGATTGGCATTTTCTAAAGCTTGTTCAATCATCAACTCTTGACTGCCTTGAGCAAGATTCAAAATGGAATGTGCTGCAGCAGTTATATTTGAAGAGCTCCCATGGCTACTTACTTTTGCAATATCATCAAAGGTTAATGCGATATATTCTTTAGTCAGCGCATCATATTCATAAGCTACTGCTTGTTTGATGACATCTACATTGTGTTTTCTGCTCTTTAGAGTAATCCAGTCGGCTAAATGAACCGTTTGATCATCTAGCTCATAGGCTTCTATCACAATTGCATCTTGCTCTCGGTCAATCTTATCATGATAAAATTTACTCTCACCCCATTTTCGCAATTCCTCAAGGGTTTTAAGATTGTTATTCGTGAATTCTTTTTCGTTGATATAGGGATAAGCATCAAGTAAAGGACTATCAACCGTCACGGTTAACGTCTTTTCTTCTTTAGCCCCTTCTGGTTTAAAGGTCGAATGTACATGGATACGGGTCACAACATTTTGTGAGCTTCTATTCCGTTTGTAGGATTTCAGATTCTGATGAGTCGTAACAATGACTCCACGATTCTCTCCTCTGTGCTCTTGAATGGAGAATGAGAAATTATCTCGAATGAGCTCTCCTTCCCAAGTTCCGACAATAGAATGAGCACCATCTAACAGGACGTTATAAAGCGTAGTTGTCTCAGCCGTGTTAAAATCCCTGTGTTTGGTAATATCACTTGTGAAAGAAAAAGGCCCTAGACTTGTCTTGGCTGCTTGGACCATATTAGATAAGGCCGTCATACAGCCGACTTGAGAATTTCCGATTGGCTTAATGGAATGCTGCATGACATCATCCGTAATGTGATAACACAGAACCTCCACGTGATTATCCATTTCAACTGGTTTCTTAATACGAAAAAGCTGTTCTCCTAATTCAGGGACAGGAGCCTTAATGAGTTTATCTACTTTCAATAGCCGATAAAGATGGCTGTCCGTTATAGGATACTTGAGGGTTAAGGTAAAATCTCCATTCAACGTTTCCTTTACCCTAGCAGATACCGCTTCATAAAGGGGGATACCGTTCCATTTAACGGTTTGTACTTCCTTATCTAATAAATAAAGCATTAAGCCCACCCCCAGACAATCTCAAAACGAATGGACTGAATCCCAGTTCCCAATACGACTCCCACTGTTTTATCTTTTGAAGGGTCAATCGTCAAAAAGTCACCAGACCAATTGATTCTTTTTCCTGATAAGGCTCTAAAACTTGGTTTGTCAGGGTTGTTATCCATCACTAGTGTTTCACCAGACTCTATTTTCTCCAAACGAATAACCTGACTACCAATCGTAAAACTGGTTTCAGTTGAAGTGTTTCCCATTATTGTCAATTGGGGAAAAGCCAAAGCCGAACCTTTCGTTCGCAAAGCACCATTTTGAGTGAATGACTGACTATCTGTATCTTTAAAGAATTTTGTGGGATGGCATTGGAAGGTCGCTTCCATCTCATAAACCCCATGCTTGTCCTTTATCATTTTTGAAACAAGTACCTTATAGCACCAAAGACGGACTGTCTTCAACTGCTCACTCTCCAGCCAAAACTGTTCTTTAGAAAAGAGAGTCAAAAACTGAAAAAGTTCTTCCTCACTTGGCTTGACCACATAAATCTTAAATGTCAACTCCATCACATTTCGATGCTTGTTGGTTTCCATGACGGCACCACTGATCCCTCTATGCTCAAGGAGCTGAGTCTTGCTGCCTTTCATGACAATCGGTGGACTGTTTTCGACTATTACCTTAAAAGGAAACGAAGAAGTATGCACTCCATCAATGACTAATTCATTGTATCGAATCATGTTCCCAATCCTTTCAGTTGTTTTTGCCTAGCGAGTTCTTCCGCCAATCTTCCTGCTACATGTTCTGCCAAGCGTTCTAAATCCGCTTCTTCTCTGATCACAACATCTGAAATAGTGATGGTAATCTGTGGCAGAGCATCCAAGGTAGAAGCAATTCCACGACCAATCTGACCCAATGTTTCTCTGTTTAAGGGAAGAATCGCTTCTCTGCCTGCCTCCCCTCCTGCTAAGATATTCGCACCATTTAGGCCAAAGATGGTTGGCTTGGTTAAAATCCCACCCTTGGCATACCATTCAATCCCAATCCGTGGAATATCCCCTTTTAGCCAATCAAGCGGATTGGCCGACCCGCTGACACTAAAGTGTGGCAAAGGAATATGCGGCCAAGAGATATGAAAATTAAAGAGATTCTTTATGGCATTGATGGCAGAGGATACGGCAGTTTTAGCCCCATCAATCGCTCCAGAAATGGCATTTTTGATTCCATCCCAAATATTTCGAACAGTTGAGAAGATGTTGTTTAGGACATTTGATATGGTCTGCAAGATACCATTCCAGATATTGGATAGTGTGCTTGCAATCCCCTGAACAATCCCTGTCACTGTGGATTGAATGGCATTCCAAATAGATGAAAATAAAGAAGAAAGAGCTGATAGAATATTTGAAACACTATCTCTGATACCGTTCCAGCTATTCACTATAAATTGCCAGATGGCATTAAGAATGGTGCCAATGATGGACTGAATCCCTTCCCATACGGTAGATACAATTTGCTTAATGGTTTCCCAGGCACCAGACCAATCCCCAGTAATTACCTGCATAACCAAAGTGATGATGCCAAGAATAACATTTAGCACCGTTTCTATTACCGTCTTGATAATATCCCAGGCTGTTGTGACAACGAGCTTGATATTCTCCCAAACGGCAGTTAGATAAGGCCCAATTAAATCCATAATGGTGGTGATTACCGTCGAAATGGCATTCCAGACTGTTGTTGCAGCATCTTGAATCAACTGGTGATTTTCCTGCCACCAAGAAACCAAGGTTCCCCAAATTTCCATCACAAAGTCTACGACTTGCTGAACGATGGAAGAAATAGCCGAATAGATAGCATTCCAAGCATCTGTAACAGCTGCTCTGAAAGCTTCATTATGTTCCCACAGTTCCTTAATGCCAATGACCAATAAAGCAACAGCTGCTATCACCGCAAGAACAATCCCTACAATCGGAGCAGCCGCAGCTAAAATTCCTCCAATCGTCGTCCCAAGAGCTAAAGCTGCAGCTTGTAAGGCCACAATAATGGGTAAGAGAATACCCGCAACAGTCACCAGTCCACCCACAACCAGAATGAACTCCCGCACAGGTTCCGGAAGATTCACGAACCATTCCGCAACACTTTTTAAAAGCGGAACAAGTTGTTGAAGAAACGGAGCTAGGGTTTCTGCAATCACTCCTCCAACTTCGGCCATGGCCTCTTTAGCCGCATTTTGAGCTAAGGTGAACTGATCGATAGGGTCAAGTGTTGCTTCATAGGTAGAAGCGACCACCCCTTTCGCTTTTTCTGCGGTTCCGGCTAAATCGTCAAAAGATAGAGCTCCACGCTTAATGGCATCGACCATCCGTGGAGCAGCTTTAGTACCAAAGATACTGGATGCAAGCGTTAAGGCTTCCGTTTCACTAGTGCTGTTTCGGATTTGTTCGACCGTTTCTCTTAAGCCTTCACTCAGTGTCTTGCCCTTAGCCGCATAGTTGACTGCTGCTTTGGAGAGGGAAGAAAGAGCAGCTGAAGAATCGACCCCACTTTTTTCAAACTGCCCCATAAGAGCCACCCCCTCATCAAACGAGAGTCCTAAAGCCTTAATTTGTGGAGCACCTTGGATGGCTTTGGTCATCAAATCCTGAACGCTGACACCAGTCGCCTGTGCCGTATAAGTGACGGTATCTAAGACCCGATTTAAATCACTCGTCTCAAGTCCATATGCTTCAATGGCTTGTTTTGCGGAAATGGCTGATTCCGTCACGTCCGAACCATTGATTTCCGCATACTTAATCAAAGTCGCAGAAGCGTCCTTTAAGGCATCACCAGTCAACCCAAACTGGGTATTAAGCTCCCCAACAGCACTGCCCACTGTTTGAAAGTCCGTTGGAATTTCAGTCGCAAGACCTTTTGCAATATCCGTCATCTCATCCAGCACTTTTCCACTGGCACCGGTTTTGGTGACGATGATATCCATCCCTTCGTCCACTTCCCGAAAAGCTTCCAGTGTTGCTTTTCCGAAGTCAATCAGCTTCTGACTGATTTCGCTCAGTTTTTCACTGAAGTTGGCTAGAATCTCAGACCTTAGTAGATTGTTAGTTTCCGCTAAGCTGTGGTTGGCATTATCACTTGCCCCACTCATGCTGCCCATCTCATTTTGCAAATGATGATAAGCCGTCTTGGTTTCATTGAGAGATTTCTCTAGCTTATTGGCTTCAACTGAGTTCTCACCGTATTCAGCCTTGGTCAACTCTAACTGCCGTTCTAAATTGGCAATCTGTTTCTCAACAATCTCTGACTGAGCCGCAACCTTTTTCTGAGCAAGGGCCAGTTTTTCAGATTCACTGGCATTACGACCTAGCTGACTTTCTTGCAACTTAAAGGAGGAAGCAACTTTCTCACTCTCTGAAGCTAGTTGATTTTGTTCAGCTCCTAAAGTAGCTAGTTTACTTTTGTTGCTGGTGACACTGGAGCCATTTTGTTCCAAAGCTCGGTTGACACCCTCTAGCTTATTCTCATAGCTTTTGAGAGTGTTCTGAGTGATTTCGACCTCTCTTTGAAAAGCCCGATACTGATCAGATCCGATTTTCCCGCTTTGAAACCGAGCTTCTACCTGAGATTGGGCTTGACGTAGTGTCTCTAGCTTCTCTTTGGTTGTTTGAACTTGCTTAGCTAAAACCTCTTGTTTCTGAGTTAAGAGAGTGACATTGCCTGTGTCAAATTTTAGTGCCTTATCAATTTGTTTCAGCTCTCGGCTTGCTTCTAAGGCTTCGTGATTCACCCCTTTTAGAGCTTTTTGTAAGGGCTGGGTATCGCCTCCAATTTCAATTGTGATTCCTTTAATGGTTCCAGCCATACCCTACCTCCTTACCGCTACATCAAAAGTTATCAAAGTCTGTCTGAGTGGCTTTCCTGCTTCGACTTTCTTCTTTAGTACGCACTTCCACATAGTCTGTCTGATAATCCAGCGCCATGCCAATCGTTATCTCCTTTAAATCAGAAATTGATAGCCCTGTCTCTTTACAACAGTGAAGATAGGATTCTACCGTGAAGATTTCACTGCTCGCTTCTTCCGACGCATTGACTTTTTTCTTGTTGTCATCCCTTGATTTAACAATTCCATCAGAACCGGTCCTACTGTTTGAAGCGGAAATTCTTCTAGGCCCATAAAGAACTCTTCAAAAGGTTCAATAGATGGGTTAGCTGATTTGGCAAAAACCCAAAAGAGCCGGTGGAAAAACGTCATATCAAAATCCGCTAACATGCTCATATCCACATCAGATGCAGATAAAGTTTCGCCTTCTTCTAGCTGTTCAGCTTTTTTTAGAATCGACTCCGCCTGCAACATTTGAAACAGGTCCTGGAAATAATCTTTCCCAAATTCTTTTTTATAGGCAATCGGTGTGTAAGCATTAGTAGCTAGTTCAATTTTTTTACCTGATAACTGAATCATTTTTCGCATGATTAACCTCCCGGTTTTACAGTTGGCTCATAGACTTTTGTAAACCAAGTCTTTTTGACATCTTCTGGGGTATCCTCTGTGGTCCTGCGACGGACGATTTTATCCAGCGGCCTAGGACTGGCTTTGAATTTCAATTCTACTTCGTTGATGTCTGAACCACTCTTTGTTTTAGAAGCAACGGTTGGCCTGCTTGCATAACAATAATAGAGCACATGGAGCGTTTCTTTCTTATCCCCTTCAAAGCGAAACATTAAAGCAAAGTTTTTCTTTTCGCTGCTTGCAATTTCTGAGATGACTTTACTCTGGGCATCGATAGTTTCTCCCAACACTCGGGTCAAAAATTCCTGTGTCAAAAGAGCCAGTTTCAGAGTTCCTTCATAGCCATCATTTGATTCTGTCGTATAAAAATTGATGTTGTCTGCTTTATATGAACCAGAATCCCCTTGTGGCTCCAAGGTCAGCTCTGCGGCACCCCTAAGTCGCTCCACTGTTCCGTAGGTCAGCGACCCATCATCTCCTTCTTTGGTCACTTCTGCCCAATGGACATCCTGCAAACCAAAGGTGACTTTATTTTTCTCCATCGGATTTTTCCTTTCTATTGACTTAAATGATAAATAACCTGATACAGCTTTTCTGTATCCAGATAGGTTTCTTCCTTGTCAAAAAAGAGAGAATGACTGTCGAGTGCCGCTTCTATTTTCTCTTCTAAACCAAGGTCTTTTTTCTCGGTATAAAGCTCCAGTCTGACTTGACTTCCTTTGTGATAAGCCAGATTATCTGCTCCATAATTCTGAGAAGCAGGAAACCAGTACACCAAAAAGGGAGGAGCTGGACTATGCCCCTCCTCAAAATGGTGGTAAGCACAGGACAAACCTAGACTGCTTAAAAATGGAAACCACTCATCTTTTTTCATAACTTCTCCTTCAAGCGCTCTTCAAATTGGCGAATCATCTTTTCTTCAACAGGAGCAATATGCCGAATTCCTTCAACCCTGCCACCACCTCGTTTGGCATGACCATTTTCAAGGAGGTGTGTCAGTCCTGGTGTTCGATTATGAATCGTTTTTATCAGTGCTAAATTGGTTTCTTTCGTCGCAGTAGAGGTCCAGCCTCGAGCATATTTCCCCCGCTTTTTAGGAGAACCTTGCTTTAACTCATTGACGGCTTCCTTCGTGCTGTCTTCCACCACTGCTTTCACTGTTTCAGTAGACCTTTCCACATAATCCTCTAACTCCTTTTGAACAGCCCGAGCTAGGTCAGACGGGTTAAGTGTTGCCATATTGCACCTCCTCTGTCGCATCTATTAGAATCATCTTTTGAGGATAAGTCAACGAATCAATGGCCTTGATATTATAAAACTTCTCCTCATAACGAAGACGAGTAATCTTGCTATCCAATTCTTGAATAGCAGGGTCGTAACGCAGCGTAAAGCGTAACTGATGAATATTCTTGACCATTACTGAGCCAATCCCTTCTGTTTCAAGAAGCACCTTACAGGAACACCACTTGGAAAACAATGGCTGCCACTGACTGCTTTCATTGCCAATAGCATCTTGCACAATAACTCGTTTTTCAAAGAAAACTCGTTTGCTTAATGGGGCTATTTTCATCAGAACACATCCCTTCTGTGAGCAGAAAGAAGAGCCTTGAGGAGTTCTACCAGGCTTTCCTGCCCTCCTTCTTCCCGATGCTCATAAAGGTATGCTGTCCCAAACAAAACAATCGTCTGAAAGAAGTCGACTTCTTTTTCTTCCGTCACTTCTTCCAGATTCTTGCGTAGGATACTGGAACACAGCTCTTCACTTGCAGAAATCATGACTTGAATCAAGTGGTCATCCTCTGAGTGTTCGACTCTCAGATAGTTCTTTGCTTCCTCCAAACTAATCTTCATGAGAGACCTCATTTCATGGTCAAGACTTTAACCGCTTCATTCAGAATCAACTTACCATCCACGCGCTGACTAGCAAGGAAGCCAACTTGACCACTTTCTGCATAGAGTTCATTCAGACGCTTAAAGGAACGTCCTTGACGGTCCGCAATCCAGTAGTAAGAAAAGTCACCGAAAGCCAATACTTTCTTACTTGTATCAATGGTTGGCACAAAGCTGGAGGTGAAATAAGGACGATTCAGAATCATATCTGGAACACCAGCTTGAACAGATGGCTGCCAGATATAGTTGCCGTTATTGTCCTTGAGTTTCCGTAAGGCTTTGACAGTCGAATCGTTCAAAATCCATACTGCATTTTTCCGATAAGGCGATTTAAGCGAGTGATACAAATCCATGACATCGTCAAAAGTAATGGTCGCTCCACTACTCGTAGCTCCTTCAGTGACCGTTTGGAAGATACCGGTTGGCTTACCTGTTCCATCACCAATCAGGAAGGCTTCTTCTTCCTTCACACCAATCCGACGAGCAAATTCATTAGCCATATAGCTTTCCAAATCAAAGACGGAATCATAGAGCAATTCATCAGAAATCTTAATGGCTGTTCCAACCTTATGAGAACCAAGCGTTACTTGACTAAAGGTATCTTCTGATTCCTTAAACTTGGAATTTTCATCCATCCAAGTGGCTTCACCATTCCCTGACACAACGGGAATCTTCCGTTCCCCGCTTGAAGTCTGAATGACTGTTGCGAGACTCCGCATGAAGTTTTCTTCTTGAAGAGCCTGGATCAGGCGTTTCTCATACTCATCTGGAACCAAGTAACCGCCACGTGAGTCATCCCCAATACTGAGGGTATTTTCGATATCATAGAAGTTCTTCTTACGGATATTGTTCCAAAAAGCCGTGTTGTAGGCTTTAGAGGACCGCCCTCCTTTTGGATTTCCTCCGCCTACGGTTGGACTGGCAACAATCGCTTGACTAACCGGACTAGCTAGCTCCTTGTCTAGCGCTTCTTGCCGTTCCAAGCGTTCAATCTCTTTACCAAGACGAACGACTTCATCTTCCATTTCTTCATAGCGGGCCGTATCTTCTGCAGAAACCAGCCCCTTATCATCCCGACAGGTATCCAGGAAGTTTTTTGCTTTCTCCCATACCTGTGCTCGTTTTTCTCGCAATTGTAAAATTTTACTCATGGTTATTCCTTTCTTATTTCAAGAGTGACAACCGTTTCTCTAACTGAGAAACTGGTGTTTTGGGCTGAGGTTTTTTATCAGCCAATTTTAAAAGCAGCTGGTTGGTCACCGCTGCTCGACTAAACATCATACTTTGAACCGTTCCCTCTTCATGAGGAGCTGGTTCATACAAAATAGAATCCGCAAACCCAAGCTCAAGAGCCTTCTTAGCATTAAACCAAGATTCAGCATCCATCAAGTGGGATAGCTGTACCCGAGATAAACTAGTCTTAATTTCATAGGCATTGAGAATGGACTCTTTGACTTCCGATAACATAGCAATGGCCTTCTCCATTTCTTTAGAGTCGCCAATTGCAACCGTCATCGGATTGTGAATCATCATCATAGCTACCGGACTCATATTGACTGTGGTTCCCGCCATAGCAATGACACTGGCTGCCGAAGCTGCAATGCCATCAATATTGACGGTCACGTCATCTTTGTAGTCCATTAACATGTTGTAGATTTGGGCTGCCGCAAAGACATCTCCACCCGGTGAATTAATCCATAAGGTCAATGGACCACTGCCACTCATGAGTTCATTCTTAAAGATTTGTGGAGTCACATCATCTTCCACCCAGGATTCACTGGCGATTGTGCCATTTAGATGCAGTACGCGCCCCATTTCATCCTCGCTGAAATTCCAAAATTTATTCATGACTCTCTCCTTCTTGATTTGTTTTCATAAATCCTCCTGCATCCTTTAACTTGGTCATATTTCCATTAATGAGATAAAGGTCACCACCTTCTTCTGGCGGTATAGGGTTAAGTTCTTCTAACTTCCTGATGTCATTGGTTGATAGCCAACCGTTTTGTCGGCCAATCGCATAGCCATTCATCCGACTTTGGTAATCCCCACGAAGCAAGCCGTCCACATTAAATTTGATGAAATGGGTCTTCTTCTCTTCCGGCAGCAGCAAACTTTTCTTAAGAGCCTGTTCAAACCGAACCACCCAGGGGTCCAAGGTATACTTAACAAACTCAAGGGATTGCTGTTCAATATTAGAAAAACTGGACTTCTCTAAATCTCCTACCATATGCGGTGGAATCCGAAAGAGACGTGCAATCTCATTGATTTGAAACTTGCGGGTTTCCAAGAACTGTGCTTCTTCAGGCGGTATCCCAATTTGCTTATAGCTCATCCCTTCTTCCAGGACAGCTACCTTATGAGCATTTCGTGTCCCCTGATAGACTGCATTCCAGGAATCTCGCACCTTTCCAGGGTCTTTTAAGATACCCGGGTGTTCGAGAACTCCACCGGGGTTAGCACCGTTGCTAAAGAAACTAGCGCCATATTCTTCACAAGCAAGCGTCATCCCCACCGCATTCTTCGCCAGAGCAATCGGAGAATAACCAATCAGACCATCAAACCCTAAGCCTGGAATATGAAGTACCTCTTCTTGTGATAAAACAATGCTTCCTTTTTCCTGAAAATTAGGATTGTCTTCCTCATAACGATTGTAAACATAATAGAGCTTCCCCTTCTCACTTCGATGAACGCTCATCTGATCCGGTAGCAATGGATATAACCCCATTACCTGACCAGAACGATCACGAAGAATCTGAGCGTAAGCATTTCCCCAAATCAAAAGATGGCTCATCAATGTTTCTCGAAAGACAAAAGAAGTCATATCAGGATTTGGCTCATCATGCAAAAGCGTATAAAGAACATGTTCCGTGTCCTTTGCTTTTCCTCCATCGGTGTATCGATACACATGAAGAGGCAAAGAAGCAATGGTCTCTGACAGAATCCTTACGCAGGCATAGACTGCTGTCGTTTGTAATGCGGTCCGTTCATTGACCGTTTTCCCACTCGTGGTTCTACCAAAGAGTAGCGAAAAGTCATTCCCTTCATACTTATTTCTGGGCTCTCCCCTCTGTCGTTTTAGCCCTAATCGTTCCAATATTCCCATATTCATCTCCTTTTCTGGACACGAAAAAAAGCACCTCGCTTGAGATGCTTCATAGTAACTATTCTAATAAAATCAAAAATATATGAGACTTTAAATTAGCTAAGGTCAAATTCTTTTCTTGCCTCTTTTAGAGATGTAACTTTGCCTTGAATAATTTCCTGGTGCCCAACTAAAATTTCTTTCTTCAAATCTTCAAAAGCAATTTGATACTGTTGGCATAAATCTGAATTTCCTTGGAGATTATTTACTTGTGATTCAGCCATCTTTTCAACCTCACATAAATTTAACTTGTATATAGAGTACCATAAAAGATAAAGACTCTTCAACTAAAAGGATAGGATTCCTCTCTCATCATAAATACTGCCGTTATCCTTTTGATGTCGAATGCATCTGTCTAGGGCCATAATGGCTGCTACAATTCCGTCAATCTTCTCTACAGACTTTTCCTTATCCGGTTTGATATTTCCAGCAGGGTCTTGCCTCATAACGACATTTTGGGCCATCCATTTCAGAACCGGATGACCTCCATGCTGGATTTTCCCTTCCATCATGAGTTTGTAGAACTCTTTAGAAGGTGGGCTCATGTCCTTATAGCCCTGACCAAATGGAACCATTGTTAAACCCATGCCCTCCAGGCTCTGAACCATCTGTGTCGCATTCCAGCGGTCATAAGCAATTTCTCTGATGTGGTAGATAGTGGAGAGTTCTTCAATGAACCGTTCAATAAATCCATAATGAACGACATTCCCTTCTGTGGTAAGAAGAAACCCCTGCTTCTCCCAGACATCATACAGCACATGGTCTCGTCTGGACCTAAGAACCAGCGTATCTTCAGGTAACCAAAAGAAAGGAAGAACCTGATAGTTTTCAGCTTCATATCTAGGTGGAAATATCAGTACAAGAGTCGTTATATCTGAGGTGGAAGATAAATCTAAGCCTGCATAGCAATCTCTGCCTTTTAAACTTTCTACATCAATCGGCTGACTCCCTTTGTCATAGACATGTTCCGGAATCCAAGTCACCGCTGAATTGGTCCAGATATTGAGTCGTAGCTGCTTGAATACATTTTCTTCTGCAGGGTTATCTAAGGCATTCAGATAAGCTTCCCGAACCCGGTCAATTCCAATTGTATGGCCGAGTGAAGGATTGGCTTTTAGCCAGTTTTCTTCATCATTCCAATCCTCTTCTTCTGATAGGCCATAGACAACTGGGTAAAAGCTACTGTCTTTCTTCCGTCCTTTTAGAATTTCTAAGGCCTTGGTATGCAGTTCATAACAAATGGAGTTCTTGTCATTTCCTGCTGTCGTAATAATAAAAAAGAGCGGCTGCTCTCTGGCATCTCCACTTCCTTTGGTTAAGACATCATACAGATGACGATTGGGCTGGGCATGGATTTCATCAAAGACCAGACCTGATACATTGAGTCCATGCTTAGTGCCAGTTTCTGCCGATAGCACTTGATAGAAGCCAGCATTAGAATAATTGATGATGCGTTTAGTGGCCCCCATGACTTTGGAGCGTTTCTCCAAAGCCCTACTCATCAAAACCATTTGTTTGGCCACATCAAAAACGATGGAAGCTTGATTTCGATCACAGGCCGCCCCATACACTTCGGCACTGGCTTCTCCGTCTGCGTATAAAAGATAAAGAGCTATCGCAGCAGCTAGTTCAGACTTCCCATTCTTTTTGGGAATCTCTACATAGGCCGTCAGAAACTGTCGATTCCCATCTTCCTTTACGATGCCAAAAAGGTCACGTACAATTTGTTCCTGCCATGGTAACAGTAAGAATTTCTGTCCCGCCCATCGTCCTTTGGTGTGGCAGAGATTCTGAATGAAGGTTACTGCCCGGTCTGCCTTTTTCTCATCATAACGAGAAGTTGGAAGCATGAAGGGAGAAGGAATATAGTGATACGTCATAAACGCCCTCCTAGTAAATCTTCCATTTCATCTCCTGAACCCACTTCGGAATCCATCGAAGCCAGCCGTGTTCTGGCAGATGGCGTTAAGCCAAACTGTTCACAGAACTTGAGCATGATTTTAAGATTGGTCTGAGAAATAGAAACTTGTGGCACTTGTTGGAGATAGCCATTTGGAGTTTTAATGATAGAGCCGTGTTTTGAAAGAAACTCTTCTGCTTCCTTCCAGCGGGCATAAGCTTGGCAGTAACCCGCAAAAGCGGTCATATCCATATCGGTTAAAAGTCCCAAACCTTCCAGGATTTTTCCCATACGCTTCCATTCTTTTTTGGCATCTTCTTCAAGCCAGGAAGGGCATCTAGGAGCTTTCTTCTTAGGCTGAATTTCATTTTTTGGAAGTGGGCGCTTGCCTGGATTCCCTTCTAAAATTTTCAAACTAGTTGGTTTGGGCTTTCTGCCCCTTTGTGCCATGCCCTCACCTCCTTCAGTCCACAAGAAAAAGCCCGGAGGCTTTATTTCTTATGAATCGATTTTCTCGACCTCATCAATACCATGTAAGACATGGAGTTGCCGTCCATTGTCCCATCGGACAATCAAGGAACCAATATCGTCCACATCTTCCACCGTTCCCAACATACCAACTGGCACTGGATTCGGGTCTTCCATTTTTAAGAGTCGAACCCTCGTTCCAGCAGGATAGCGCCTTTTCAGTAAGTCTACAATCTTTTCATTCATCTTTATTTTCCTTCCCTCGTCTAAGTGAAAGAAGCATCTTCCCAGATACGATTGGTGTCTTCGACAATCAGCTGCAATTCCAGATCAACCATTTTCCCACTTGTATCGGCTTCTTGAATGGAGGTTAGTAAGTTTTGAACCTGGGTAGCATCTTCCTGTTCTACACTGTCCAACTCTTGTTCTTGAGCCAAGGTTATAAATCCTTTGGATAAGAGGGCTAAACGATTGCGAGCTTGTTCCAACATTAGATTAGCTTCTGCATTTGAATAAAGCATCATATGTTTCTCCTTTGGGGTTCAATTTGTTCAATGGTATAATACCTCTAGTTCGCATATTTATCCAGTTATAAGCGGTTATTATTCAGTTTGTTTTTGAAATTTTGACTTGAGTTCTTTCATTGCTTGGTCCAAATACTGCAGCTCTAGATAACCAAATTGTCTAGTCTTACGAGCACGCTCTATAGCGTTCCTCAAGTCCTCTACCCCGGAAGAATTTTGTGGTAAATCGAGCATTTTTTCACACAGTTCCTTGAGATGTTGGTGTGCTTCTGCTTCCGTCACTTTCCTAGATTTCGTTTGTTTCCTTCTCATACCCACTGACTGCTTCTTCAAAAGTTAAGGTCCTGCCCTCACGGATTAGCTGCATATCCGTCTTTTCTGTGGCTTCCATATAGCGTTTGACAATAACATCCACAAACTTTTCATCCAGTTCAATACCATAACAAATTCGACCGGTCTGATCAGCCGCAATTAGGGTAGAACCGCTTCCTAAGAATGGGTCCAAGACAAGTGTCCCTCGCATGGAAGAATTCTGAATCGGATAAGCCATGAGCTGAACAGGCTTCATGGTTGGATGCTCTTTGCTGGATTTTGGACGGTCATATTCCCAAATGGTCGTCTGCTTTCTATCAGAAAACCATTGGTGTTTTCCTTTTTGTTTCCAGCCATAGAGCACAGGTTCATGTTGCCACTGGTAGGGACTTCTGCCTAATACCAGAGCATTCTTTTTCCAAACGCAACAACCACTCAGATAAAAGCCCGCATCCTTAAAGGCCTTTCTGAAATTCAGCCCTTCTGTATCCGCATGAAAAACATAGATGGAAGCATCCTCCTCCATGGACTGTTCTACATTCACAAACATAGAAAAGAGAAATTGGTAAAAATCTGCATCGGACATGTCATCATTTTTGATTTTACCCGCTGTTTCTTCCACATTAACATTGTAAGGTGGGTCAGTTACAACGAGGTTGGCTTTCTTATCTTCCAGAAGAAGCTGATAGGTTGCTGGCTTTGTAGAATCCCCACAAATCACCCGATGTTTTCCAAGGTGCCAAATATCTCCTTGTTTCGAGATAGGCGGTTTTGTCAGCTCTGCATCTACATCGAAATCATCTTCTTTCACTTCCTTATTGTGAACTTTGGAAAAGAGCTGATCTATTTCTGGAGCTTCAAATCCAGTTAGGTCTAAATTAAAATCCGCATCCTGCAGGTCCACCATCAAGTCAGCCAAAAGTTCTTCATTCCACGCGCCTGTGATTTTGTTTAAAGCGACATTCAGAGCCTTAACCTTATTCTCATCTTCAATCTGAACCTGAACACATTGGACTTCTTTATAGCCCAAGTCAGATAAGACGGTCAGTCGTTGATGACCTCCAATTACAGTACCATCGTAATTGACAATAATCGGGTCAACATAGCCGAACTTCACAATGGATTTCTTGATTTTTTCGTATTCCTTATCACCCTTCTTGAGTTTCTTTCGTGGGTTATAAGTCGCTGGTTTTAAAGAGTCAATGGGTAAAGTGACCCACGTCATATCTTGTGTGACTTTCATACTACCTCCCTAGTAAAAACGAGATTGAATATAGCAGGCATGACTGCAAAACTTCCGCTTCGCATTGCCGTATGATAAAAAAGCCTTACCGCAATGTTGGCAAGTCAATTCATAATAGGCAGTGTTTTGTTTTTGGTGCAGCTCCGGATGGTCCTGCCACCAGTACCTCCGACAGGCATTTGAACAAAACTTCTTAGGTCGGCCAGTTGCTTTGGGGATAAAGGTTTCTTTACAGTGAAGGCAACAAGGAAGGCCACTGGCTTGGTCTTTCATCATCTTCGTGACGGCATTTCGATAGCCCAATAGTTCCGGATTTCGTTTGCAGTAATTGCGAACAGAATCCCGAGACAAACCGACTATCTTTCCAATCAGCTGGTAACCCAAACCCTCAGAACGCAGTTTTCTAATTTGTTTTCGCTGAAAATCGTCCATTTCTGCCTCCTTTCTTTACCGAAATCTCTAACCTTTTAAACCATAAAACGAAAGAAAAACAAGCCACAACTTCTTGTTACAGCTTGTTTCTCAGTTATTTATTTCTTCAAAAAATATACCCCTTTTGCATTTTGCGAAAATGCACGTTTGAGGGGGCCACGGTCTTTTGAGAGGCAGTTCACAGAGATTTCATCCCCCCTCCCCCTCACTAGAAATCATATCCATAAATTGGAGTATGGTCTTCGATCATGGTTTTATGGTCATGACAGGATTTACAAAGAGGTTGCCAGTTGCCCTCATCCCAGAACAATTTTTGATTTCCTCGGTGAGGAACGATATGGTCCACCACTGTCACCTTCCTGTAACGATTCCGCTTCAGGCACCGTACGCAAAAAGGATGAAGCTTCAAGAAACGAAGCCTAGCTTTGTTCCATCGTGAATCGTACCCTTTTGCTTTCGTGGACTTTACCTCTAGTGAATGAAGGTATCTGTGTTCCTCGCAATACTTGGTACCGTAAGGCACTAACCTTGGACAGTTTGGATGCTTGCAAGGCAGAGCGGGTCGTCTTGGCATAGCCTTCACCCCTCTCTATATTCTTTCACATCTTAATCATATCACAATATTTCGTCCAAAGCAGTACCGACTTAGTACCGTATTAGTACCGAACTAGTTCCACCCTAGTACCGGGGTAGTTCCGTCTTTTCAATTTTTACAGTTTTTACTTGACAAATAAAAAAGAGGTCCATCTCTTTTAACAGATAGACCCCAAAATATAGAATTCAACTTTATCGATTTACTTTTAAAAAAAAAAAACACCCACTAAGGGTGCCCCCATCTGAAGGTGACGTACTTAACATACGCTTAATTGCTATAATCACATTTCAGATGTTTAAACAGTGTAATAATACCTGTAATTACATTATACAGCACGCGCATTACTTTTTCAAGCGAAAACTACGGTAATTTTAAAAATATATGATTTGGTATTTTTCTCAATTCTATCAATTGCTTTTCATAAGAGTTCCAAATTCTATTAGCAAGGATGTCAGCAGCTTGTATCAAATAATCATTTTCAGAAACACATGATTTAGTATGGACTATAAACTCTCCTTCCAAAATAGGGGGATGGAAAATACCATAATTAAAGTTTGTGATACCATGTCTCAATTCTTCTAAGATACCATCGCCAAGTCCATATAATCCATTTGTAGCAAAACCTTGCTGGTCTATATTTACAAAAAGCTCAATATCATCATTTTTATCAATCAGTTCTTGATGTAACATTTCTTTGAACAGATTCTTCACAACTCGTTTTAATGCATAATCCTTGAATCGCTGTCTCGATTTCTTATCTGTCATAATGGAACTTTTAATTTCTGATAATTTAACCACGACTGAAAAACTAATCTCATCCCTCAGGATTTTATAAAGTGCGTTTTTATGTTTCCGTTCAACATTTGAAGCCTTCAATTCTCCACTAGCATGAGTCGATTTTTTAATTTTTGTATTTAATGTTCGGTAACGTTTTTTTGCTGAAATCTTAGCTTCATCTGAAATAAAACAAAAACCCGCATATACAAAATAATTGTGATTAGAATGGAATACTCCTGAATCATCGATAAAAATTGAAATTTTCTTCAACTATTTTTCCTCATTACGTAATATCTATCTAATTATATCATAAAAAACGCCTTGAATTATTAGAAAAATCACTGTACTTCAAGTAAAACAAAGAAAAAAATTAAGGCCTACAGCACAAGCTGTAAGCCAATTATTGAGTCGGTTTATTCTGGTGTCTGCCACCCGCTTGGCCCTTATGTCCAAGATTAATATCAGATTGACCATGAGCCGACCACTCATATTAAAGACCTTTACTTCATCACTCGGTTAACTTTTTGTTTACCAACGAGTCAGAACCGTCACTCGTTTCATCATTCGGTTAATTTTTATTTTACCGACAAGTCGGAACCGTCACTTGTCTCATCGTAGTGATGACATAAGAACATCTCATCTACATCATATTATACGATAAGTAGCCCTATTACGCAAAAGAAAAACTTTCCAATGAACAACGCACCATCCGCCTGTAATAGTTCTCCATCACATATGTTGCCATATCTGAAATGACTTCTTTTGTCACTGGCATAACCTGCATGCTGTGGGTTGCCTGATTATAAAGAGTCAAGAATTGAACCTCAATATGGTAAATATAAACTCCAGAAACAAATAAGGTATATAGGATTTCAACTTCTAAAATTTTCAAATGCTGCACCTCTCTATTTTGATATTTCTAGTATAACCCAAAATATCTGATCAGAGGGCTCAGCTCTCTCAAATGTAGCAAAAAATGTCTGAAATGACCATTTCCTGCATCCCAGACATTTTTTGAAAAGGTTATTTATTTTCTCGTCCTGCTTGGTAGGCTGCTTCAAGTGCTGCCTTTAAGGACCAAACTGAAACTTCATGGAAGTCCAGGCTGTCCGTGTTTCGTCTTTCCAGGGTTGGAACATTGAGGTACTGTTTGGCAATTTGCTCGAGTTGTTCTTTCATGGCTTTTATCCCTTTTCATTTTTGTATATGCATGTTACTGTACAACTCTTTATTTATCAAGTCATTAGGGCAGAAATTTCAAATATTTCTGCCCTTTGTGTTTAGGCTGGAAAGCGTTCTAGAATCTGGTCCAAAATTTCTTCTAAGCTTTCATCTTCCGGGTAGACTTCCCAACCTCTGTCGTAGCTAATGGCTTCCACGCCGTCAACTTCCACTCCAAGTTTAAAAATGCGCCCATTGTCAATTCCATCCTCGAAAGGTTCGGGGCTTACCTTTGCCAGATAAACCACCTTTCGATTGTGGCTTGTAAATGTTCCTTCTTGCCACATGTTTCTGCCTCCTTAGTCCAACCAAACGTAGTCATCAACTTCCAAGCCTGTTTCCTCGCAAAGGGCTTGAAGTTTAGGATAGTCTTCTCCGAAATATCCTTCGACTGTGTATTCTCTGCTGTCTCCATAAGCTTTCTTTGTTAGTTCAATGGATTGCTTATTTTTCTTCAGCTCCTTAAGTTCTTCAACATCGTAGTAGAATCCGTAATTCTTAAGTAAGTCCGCTAATTTTTTCATAGCCTTTTACCCCTTTTCCTTATTGTATGTGTATATTACCGTACTATCTTTTATTTATCCAGTAATTAGCCAAGAATATTCAAAGATTTTTTAAAGTCCTACCTGCACCTTTAGAGCTTTATCAATACGCATCAGCCAAGCTTCTTCTCGAATCGTCATGACCTTGTTTTTTAGTTGAAACTTATCCACCGTAAGAACCTGTTCTGCTAAAACCAAGCTGGACCATTTTAGCCTTTTAAAAACTTTCTTAGGTAGATACACATGAGTAGGCAGGTACTTTTTCTTTTGAACCTGCTTGGTTAAGGGAAGCACCGTCACCAGATGGGAATGGTCGTTGGCTTTATTGTTGCTGACGACGATGGCCGGTCGAATCCCCTGCTGGATATGACTGTTTTTCTGATTTCCAAAATCTACGTAATAAATATCGCCTCGTTTGCACATATGGTTCTCCTCTAACTAAGTAAAAAATCTTCTAACTGTTGGTTTCTGATAGCATAAATCAAACGCAGTTCCTTAATAGCCTTCTGCTTCCACCTGCTAATGGTACTCCGGCTGATATGGTACTTGACCATAAGGTTATCCCAGCTTTCTGACACGATGACTAAATCCGTCACAAATTCTGCCAAATCATCCGGAAGCTGACTGACAGCCACTTCAAAGAAATGCAATTCCTGAACTAAACGGCAGTAGCGCTTTGACAAATATTGATAAAGCTCCCGATTGGCTTTTTCTGTTTCTTCCTTGTAGGATAAAGCAATGACCTCACTGCGATAAGGATTCTTACTGGTTTGCACCTTTGGTTCATCAGATCGACCATAGACCATGGTGTCCAGCATCTCGTTTTCTGAGATGCCGACAAACTCGTCCAACTGGCTGCGTAAGAGCTTCATCTCCTTTTCCATGTTCTTATAATCATAGAAAAGGCTCTCTATTTTATCCATCCGCTTCCTCCTCTCTCAATTCATATTTGACGGCATCAATCAGGGATTGCTGAGAGATGTCCTTTTCTTTCAATCGTTTCATAACTTGTTCGTCCATTGTGCTCTTTGTAATGATGTGGTGAACGACAACAGTTTCTTTCTGCCCTTGCCGCCAGAGCCTTGCATTGAGCTGTTGGTACAATTCCAAGGACCAAGTAAGGCCAAACCAACAAATGGTATGACCGCCAGCTTGAAGGTTCAATCCATGCCCACTGCTTGCTGGGTGAATCAAACCAAGGACTATCTTTCCCTTGTTCCAGTCCTCAATATCCTGATTACTTTGAATCACTCTTGCTTCTGGATAGCGTTCCTTGATGCGTCTCAAATCATGCTGGAACCAATAAGCGATTAACAAGGTCCGGCCATTCATACTCTCCACCATTTCTTCCAAAGCCACTAACTTCTGATCATGCAAGAGTACCGTCTTTCGATTATCATCATAAACCATGCCATTAGCCATCTGCAGTAATTTATTCGAAAGGCTGGCACTGTTTACGGCATCCAGCACCTGTCCTTTAAGTGAAACCACCATCTCTGCTTTTAACTCCTTATAAACTGCAAATTCTGGCTCCGACATCTCAACTAGAACTTCATTGTTCACTCGCTCTGGCATATTGAGATAATCGACTGCCTTCATGGAAATCGTCATATCCGATATCTTGTCATAGATGACTTCTTCTGCTCCATCCTTTGGCTTATAAGAAAAGATAACCTGACCGTTTCGCTTATCAGGGTCAAAATACTGATTGCGAAATCCTGTGATAAAGCGCCCTAAACGCTCTCCGCCATCTAAAATGCCAATCTCAGAAAATAGGTCCATGATATTCCCAGGAGTTCCCGTCAGCCCAACCATGCGCTTGATTTTAAATCGAACTTTCTTTAAAGCTTTGAAGCGTTTGGCTTGATAAGACTTGAAGCTAGAGAGCTCATCAATCACCACCATATCAAAATCAAAGAGTTGATTCTGAATCAACCAGACAACATTCTCTCGGTTGATGGTATAGATAAAAGCTGCGCGTGTTAAAGCGGCTCTTCGTTCTACTTCACTGCCAATAGCAATGGAAATATCAAGCCCCTTTAAATGCTCCCACTTGTCGAGCTCACTCTTCCAGGTATGACTGGCTACTCGAAGCGGGGCAATGACCAAGACTTTTCTGACTTCAAATGAGTCTAATATCAAGTTCCACAATGCCGTTAAGGTAATCACGGTCTTTCCTAGTCCCATATCAAGAATCAAACAAGCTGTCTCATGCTCCTCGATGAACCGAGTCGCCACCTCTTGATAAGGATGTGCCTTGTATGTCATCTAGTATTTCTCCAATCTTTTCTTTATCATCCAACACATAAACTAGAAAACCTAGCTTTCTTAACTGCTCCATGCGCCTGACCTGAATTTTTCTTGGCTTTTCTCCTGGGGCTTTTAACTCCACAAAACCAATCTTTCCTTGAGGTAAAGCTACGATTCGATCAGGTACCCCTACCAAGCCAGGCGAGATAAACTTCATGGCAAGGCCACCCCGCTTCTGACTTTCTACTCTCAGTTTTTCTTCAATTGCTCGTTCTTGCATCTTTCACCTCCCAGGGTTTCCGATAGGGGTTGCCAAAAGGGTTCAAACTCCTTACGCGCTTACGGGTGCCCATTAACCCCTATTTTACTAGTAGTATCACTACTCTCTTAGAAAAGATAGGCAACTAAGGAAACTCGTACTAGAGAAACCACTATTGGCAACGGCTTTGAGCGGTTTCCCATTCGGTTGCTGGAAGGTGAAATCGAAAACCTTTGGAAACCAACTAAGCTTTCCAAGTTGCCTTACGGCACCCGGACAAAAGCGCGCTGAGTGCCATACAGGGAAAATTTCATCTTACCAGTCGTGTTTCCTGTATACTTATTCCAACCACCGATTTTATTCAAAATTCCTTCAATTTCATAGGAATCTGCTTTTTTGATGTTCTGCCGTTCCTTCCCAAAACACTCACACCAAATTTCCATAATGCAGACCCGCTCACGTTGCTCAGTTCCCTTCAAAGTCTGACTGCCAAAGTCGCTCCCAACCAAGAAAGTCCGGCGCTCATATAAGTCCATCTTGGACCAGTTATCTGGCAATAAAGTATCCAGATACTCAGCCACAATGCCTTCTCGGTCATCCGATTCCATCGCTTCCTGTCGCTCTTTATTCGCTTCATTTTCAGCTTTTCCTTTTAGAAACAGGTCTTCACCTGCTTCATAATAGACCTTAGCTTCCGCCCACAGCTGATCCACGTCGACTATCTCCCAAGGCTTCAACTGACTGCTGTCTGACACACGAACTGGCCAAAAACGACGGTTTCCAGTCACATCTCGTAAGAAGCCACCTTCTGAATTGGTTGAACCCACAATAATACAAGCGCGTGGGTGACTTTCGACATTCACACCATAAGCCTGACGGAATTTATCATCCTGGCGAGATATGAAGGATTTGACAGTCTCCACATCCGTTTTTCGTATTCCAGTCATCTCGGAAATCTCAAGAATCCAATAGCCTTGCAGCTTTTCTGCTGCAGTCTTATCCCGCATGTCTGAAATCGCCAGAGAATCCGAGAACCATTCTTTACCTAACTTAAGAAAAAAGGTTGATTTCCCTATTCCTTGCGGTCCATTTAATACCAAGATAGAATCAAATTTAATGCCGGGTTCATAAATTCTTGCTATCGCAGCCACCATAGTTTTTCTCATAACAGCTCGTGTATAAGCTGTGTCCTTTGCCCCAAGGTAAACGATAAGAAGCGAATCAATCCGTTCGACTCCATCCCAGATCAAAGGTTCTAGGTATTCCTTAATAGGATGGTAGAGCCGGTAAGAAGTCACCACAGCTAAAAGAGCATCCTTGAACTTGGCTGGTGACCAAATACCATAGACACGCTCAAAGTAGAGTTTGGCATTAGCTAAGTCCGAATCATTCCAGCCTGGGCGTGACCGTCTCCAAGGGAGCTCACCAATCACATCAATGACATTCTTGAATTCATTGTAGACAATATTTTGAAGGTTGGGGTCAAAATGGAGAATGGTCGCAATGTTGGATAAGGTATCCTTAACCCGGCCAGTCTTATCCAGCTCTAAGCTCGCCTGCCAATTCTCCGTATCAGCGAATTCCAAAGTCGCATCTGCTAAGCGCTCTTTTGCCAGCGTCTCCTTGGTCGCATCATCTTTTAGGACAAAGTCCTGCATAGCCTTATAAGACGGCTGCTTAGCTGAGTCTTTCTTTTCCTCATTATCCTGATCACCAAAGAGATGCAGGCGAACCAGGTCAAAAGCCGATAAAAGCCTGTGACCATAAGGGTCGGTCGCATGATGGCTATAAGCAAATTTGTCATCATAAAGAACAACCCCAGCACTGGTTGTGGCATGAATATAATCAAAACGACCTGGAATGCTGGAAGGTTTGTAAACATCTCCTAGAAATTTTTCAATTGCTTCTGTAATGGTGTAGGTTCGGTTAAAAGCCCCAATCAAGCCAGATTTTCCAAGTGGGTCTGCTTGTTTGGCAATGGCTCGCTCCAGCAGTTTGTTCTGCCGGCTGGATACTGGCCACTCAGTCGTATCTTTCCAGTTTTGATAGCGTGCTAGAACCGTATCCGGATTGAGGAAGTCACCCTCTAATTTTTTGAAGACAAACTCTCCGTCTTGCGAGGTTGAAGGCCAATACATGAGGCGACTCGGTTCATAGGTCGTATCATCAAACAACTCCATACCAATGTCTTCAGCTACTTTTCTGGCAACAGCCTGGTATTCCTCAGCCGATACTTCCCTAGATAAGGGGAGTATCAAACGCAGCCTCGGATGCTCTTTGGTATGTTTATGCGTTGAATAGAAATAGGCAAAGAAAGAAAAGAAGAGCTCGACTTCATCCATAATGCCTGGTGTCGCAAAGTCCATGTCCAGAGTCAGGGCAGAACGAGACAGTACGGTATCTTTCTTTCGTCTTCCTTTGTCAAGCTTTCCTAAAACAAAGCCGCCGACATCTTTGATATTATCTTGTTTTGATTTCGCTAGTTTCTTATACTCTGCAACGGTCTCAGCCGTTCGAATAGTTGTTGAAATGCGGGCTTCAAACTGCTCCAAGCTATAACTGGTTTGCGTCCAAATCTTATCGGTTCGTTTGTTTCCTAATGAAATGGTAAGTTCCATTCTTTCCTCCTTAATCCTTCTTATAAAATTCACAGGCATAGCCGTCGGCTCGTAAAGGCAGACTTTCGGCCCAGTCTGGCTTTGTGGCAAGTAGCCGGCAGACTTTTGCCACACTCTCTTCTCTCACTTCTACCACCGCTTCATCATGCACATGAAGAACAATAGCTAATCCCTTTTTCTTGAGCTGCATCATGCCATAAGCCAATAAATCTCGGGCGATACCCTGAACAATATTTTCCACTAACTTTGGTCCATAGGTCTCAAGCCTTGTCCATTTCTTACTCTCTCCAATCCCTTCATAGGTCAAGCCGGGCTTGCCGAATGCGTTCATTCCCATGTGAGGTTTAACATAGGCTAATTTACGACCTGAAGGCAACGTAATAAAGAGCATTCCCGATTGATAACTAATGACTAGATTCTTAATCTTCTTCGATTCTCTTGTTTCATATACCTGCTTTGCGGCCTTATCTATCTCCCACCAAAAAGCGACAATATGTGGATTGGCTGACCGCCACTGATTGACGAGCGGCTGCAACTCCTCTTCTTCCAGTCCCATATCCAGTGCTCCCATAGCGGTTAAAGCACCAACTGAACCACCATAGCCAAGAGCCAGCTCCGCAATCTTACCTTTTTGGCGAAGGTGGCTATTAACACCGTGTTTCTCAACCGGTACTCCAAACATAGAAGACGCAGATGCGCAATAGATATCCCCGCCCTGTTCAAAAACATCTAACCGCCAAGATTCTCCAGACAGCCAAGCCAACACTCGAGCTTCAATCGCAGCAAAGTCAGCAACGATAAACTGATGACCTGATTTAGGGACAAAGGCAGTCCGGATGAGTTCGGAGAGGACACTAGGAACATTGTCATAGAGAGTATCCAAGGTTTCAAACTGACCTTCTTTGACAAGCATTCTAGCAAGGGACAAATCCTTGAGTTTGTTCTGGGGAAGGTTCTGCACTTGGACCAATCGTCCAGCCCAGCGGCCGGTTCTATTGGCTCCGTAAAACTGCAAGAGCCCGTGTACTCGTCCATCTGAACAAACACAGCGTTTGATAGCCTGGTATTTCTTGACGGAGGTCTTGGACATCAAGAGACGCAGCTTCAACATTTCAAGCACTTCTCCCTCTGCTTCTTTGAGATGCTTCGTCACCTCTTTCTTTCCTAGCGAGTCCATGAAGACTCCCTGTTCTTCTAACCATCCCTTTAGTTGAGAGACAGAATTCGGATTCTCTAATCCACTCAATTCGTAGGCTCGTTTTGTGACCTGCTCCTTATAAGAGAGGTCACAAAGAATGGCCTGTTCAACCAACTGCAAGTCTACTTCTATGCCTCGGTCATTGATTTCCTGATCCAGCTGATAGAGAAACTGTTCACTTTCAAGCAAGGGATAGTTTCTTAAGCGCTCTCGAATAGCTTGTTCCACCTCCACATCTCGCTTGCAGTAACGTTTAAATAATTCCCAGTCCTCAGGCGCATGATGGGGGAAATTCCGCTCCCGCATACCATTTACTTTCGTTCCTTTACAGGGCAGGCAGAAATAGCGAATCAGCCTGCTTCCCTCTTTCATCTTTTGTTCTTCTATGTTGAGAACTCGTCCCACTCCTTCAAGGGATAATGGTAGGCCCAGACTTGCTGCAAGCACTGCCGTACACGACCAGGACCTGGCTGAGAGATGCTCTCCTAGAAACTTGGAAAGACAGACCCTCTCAAAGTTGGCATTGAAGGCCGTTTTTATAATGGCATCATCGAGTAGAGCTAAGAGAATCTCCTCCGGAATCTGCTCCCCCTGAGCCAAGTCTACCACCTGCGTTTCATTTTCGTCCTCCTTATAGGCAAAGAGCAAAATCTCAAATGCTGGGCTATACACATAGCGGTAAACACCGCATTTTGTTAAGTCTACATCTGAATAAGTTTCAATATCAATGCTTAGAGTTTTCATCCGTCCTCCAATAGGTAAAGAGGTGGAGACCCACCTCAGGCTAGAAAGTCGTCATCATCCACGGTACCGAATTCATCTTCTGCGCGAACTCGGCCACCTAGTGGCTCTCCGTCTTTCAATTTTTGAATGTTTCCAAGACCAGCTGCAACCCCACGATTTCCGTTGGAATTAAAACCATAGAAGGTAACAGAAACCCGACCATAACAGCCTGAATAGATTTCCGCCTGGTTAAGAATCGGCTGCACCTGCTGGTCTACGACCTGCGGCTTTTGTTTGGAATTACAGTTAATGAAATAGCTATTGGCATAGGCTTCATCATCCAGTCGGTCAATATCTCCATCTCGGAGTGGCAGTTTCAGATTGGCTGGAATTTTCCCGCCAAATTTTGAAATAGCTTCTTGTTTCGCTTGCTCTACAGCTTGTTGGATTTTCTGAATGGTGGCCTTATCGCTCTTTGGAATAATGACCGATACAGAATATTTTGGTTCAGAACCATTAATGGATTGCGGTTCCCATACATTGGCATATGACAGACGGCCAGGGACGATTACTTTTGTTTCTTTTGACATATTAGTTTCCTCCAAATTCAGCTGCTGCTGGAATATATTCTTTTCGTTTATCATTTTCAGGAACAAGGGTTAACTTGCCCTGAGGTTTGCGAACCAAGTGACCTAACACTCGGTTAAATTCTTTCTTGCCCATCCGTTTCTCGAGTTCAGTCAGAGAAACCAGACTTTGTTTATAGATATCGGTGAAGCCTTCTGCCTCTGCTAGTTTGGCCACTTCATCTTCATCAGTGAACTGACGGATAGAGCGGCCTTCAACGAGCTTAAACCCATTCCATGATTTATGAGTATCAATGGCCACCTTGGTCGCATAGTCTTTCACCTCTGTCGCCCATTTGACCAGGTCATCCACATGAAGAAGAATTTCTTCAATCTCGCCATCCGTCAAAAGATGAGGGGAAGCCAACTGGAATTGTTCAAGCTCTTTATGATAGTCCATTCGTGCCCTAAGAACGGCATTGCAAGGTGAGAACTGACACCAAGGACCATAGGTGACCTCTCCTTCCCCTTTAAAGGCCAGTTCAGCCTTAGGTTTCAGCTCCGTCTCAGCCCACTCTATCAAATCTTCTCGCTGTAAAATAGCCGTTGAGACATTGCCTTTTCGTGGCTGAAAAATGGTCATCTTGATGTCCTCAATATCATAGAGAGCATCATAGAGCTCCAAGGCTCCCAGAGCATAGAGCTTCATCTGCGGATTGTTCTCCGCTTCAACCAGTACTCCTTTGCCATACTTAAAGTCCACGACATGAAAGGTACTGTCTGCCACAATGACGCAGTCAGCAGTCCCAAAACCTTCTGGAACATAACGGGAAAAGTCAACGGTCTGCTCAATCAAAACAATTGGATCACTGGTACTTTGTTTCAGTTGTTCCAACTCATCTATGATGAAGGTAACATAATCTTCCGTGGCTTGTTCCATCTCAAGCGTCAACTCGCCTTCTGGTTCTTCTGCTTCTATCCGAAGTGCACTTTTCAGCTTATACTCAGCTAGAGCATGGGCCAGTGTCCCCTCTTCTGCTGCAGGATTAGTCTTGTGTTCAAAGAACTCCTCTAAGCGAGCAAGAGGCGGCACCGTCAGCCAGCGGTGGCTGGAGGATGCTGATAATAGAGCGTGTTGTTTTTCTGCCATATCAGAGTCCTTTCGCATCTTCAAGAAGGGAAGAATAGCGCTTTTCTTCTACCGCAGAGAGCTTGTTTGCTCCATACTTTTGAAGGAGTTCTCGTACCTGTTCTGTCTTGCCTGCCCGAGATTTTTCAGCCAGGACTTTGCGGATATCTTCAATGGAGATAGTTGGTGATGAAACCTTTTCAGTTTTTTTAACAGATACTTCATCTGTAATGTTGACTGCACCACATAGTTCTTCCAGACTGTCTGCCAGCATCCGTAAGTTGGAGATAACGGTTTCTAGTTTTTTCATTTGTGCCATAGCTTTTCCTTTCTTATTCTAAGAACATGCTTGGAAACTTCGACCAAACAGAATCTTTAGTATTAGTAACTTTTGGATTCTTTTCTCCTGCATAGCGAACCTTATGTCCGCTGCATTGGAGTGCAAATAAAGGTTCTACCCGGTCATCAATTTCCATGGTATGTGGATTAATAGGCTGACCATTCTCATGGAATAATCGGAAAGTTTTTCCCAGCTCTTTCGCCGTTTCAATCTCATACTTCATACCTTGAGAGATATTGGGACCATAGACCCAAATCTCATCGCACCGCTTTAAAATCTCCTGCCCCATAGTTAGCCCTTGAATTCGCTCTTCAGGATTTCGATCATTTAAGAACTGTGTCAAAAGTAAATGCGGGGCGACGGGCACATAACCTGCCTTAGTAGCTTGCTTAGAATAGGCAATAGCCTTCTTTTCGTTTTCTGCAACATTCCCTCTGTAGGGTGAACATATAAATACTGTTTTCATTCGGAAAAATCCGTCCTTCATCATTTTTTGGAGTTACTGGTGATGGCCATCTCCGACTCACAAGACTAGTATAAAACCATTTGGCGAAAGTCAACAGAGCAAAAAATGAGGGGTTTTAAGCCGAAAAATGCGGGGTTAGTAGGTAGACCTTTAACTAGAAAGACTGTTAAAACGCAAAAAAGACCCCTCAAAAAATGAGGGGTAAAAATAAATTTTTTTAAATTGTTTCTATATTCATGGATTTTAACTTTTCATTCACTTCTTCCACTGAAAGATGATAACAGTTTCTGAGAATCATTTTATAAGCACTATGATGTGGAATCATATCGCTTAAGCTATGAGTGCTCTTTCCTATCAAATCAAAGCTAAAATCTGGATACAGCTTTAGTCCGATACAGACAGCAATTATGTTCTTCAACTTCCCATTCTCTCCGTGCTTTGTTTCCATTCTTTCTATTGTAGAAACACTGACACCACTGTATTCTTCCAATTGTTCTCTCGAACAATCTTTTCTGTCTCGATGGAAACGCAATGTCCCACAAAAATGATTCGGAAGAGATTCCATAATGCGCTGAATCTCAGAAAAAATATGACCAGAGTATTCTGGGATTGAGTTGACTTCAATGATATGTTCTGAAAAATCAATCTCAATTTTTAGTTCGGGCAAATTTCCACGATACAAAATATAATCGTTGAAATCCTTATAACTAATACTTTTTCGGCCTGCATAGTGGATATCAAAAATAAGACAGCATTCATCCATATGGGAATAAGCGTAGTCAGTCATTTGATAAACTCCGTATTCTACCATTTGAACATACTTCTCAGAGTTTAAGCAGAAATGAGAATCTACATAAACATACTTTCCTGAATCCATTAGCTCTCTAAAACGTTCATTCTTGAAGTTCAAAAAACAAGCGTTATTAAAAGAGATGGTGAATGTCTGATTATTTTGAATAGCATCCGCTTCACAAGTATAGCTCTTGATGTATTCATTACCCACATACTTGTAGATTCCTTCAAATTCCGTAAAACCTAGCTGCATCATGCGAATTTTAACAGCCCATCGGGACACTTGAAAGAAATAAGCTAAATCATCAATCACCTGTTCAAACATAGTGATCCGTTCATCTTCATCAAAAACTAATGAATATTTGAGAAACAGTTCTTGGACCATCATTTTCGTGGTTTTCCTTGGCATCAGAATCCTTGCTGCAATACCATTGGCCTGCCACTCCATCCAGTCATAAGTACTCCATTTATCTTCTTTGATAGCTGAGCGATTTAAACGGCTGGAAATTTTGGTATCTTTCGACCCTAGTAAGCTCTTATATTCATTGTGAGTACGGTGCAGAAGCCAGTGAACACATTCATGAATAATGGTATTATTAAAACTTCCCTGATTTCGAAGACCTTTGACCTGAGGGTCAACTAGAACGGTTCCAGACTTCACGGTACGTTCCTTTTCCTGATCACCATCAAAGAAAATTACAAGACTATCTTTAAAAACCATCTCGCCAAAAATAGAACCATCTGAAGAAAGAGTACCTTCTTCAACTTCAACTCCAATATTCCGCACAAAATTATAGATGGGCAGTGCCATAGGAGTTTGCAACATCTCTGGATAATATTGTTCTAAAATGTCTTCTGCAATACTATCCATATTCTTCGCGCTAACATAGGGCACAAATTCTTTTGAGAAATAAGGGATAGGTCCTTTCTCACTTGAAGGAACATAAGGCTTGACTTTTAAGACAGAAAATTGATGAAGGCCATCAGTCAATAAATACTTTACTTTTACTGAGAGCCAAATTTCAGCACTGTCTTTTTCATAGCCAAAACGACCATGGCCTCCAATATTTAAAAATCCAATTACAAGTAAATCCGAAACAATAAAGTCTCCACTTTTATTGCTTGCATGGATACTCTTTATAGAGAAATCATCTAGTTTGGCAAACTTGATGTCATCAATTGAATATGAGGATATATTTAAGGATTCTCTAGAGTTATAAACATACGAATTAATCTGAGTAAAAAGCTCATTATAAAATGTATTTTGGAATAAGGTTTTAAATGACATAGTAATCTCCCTTTTTAATAAATTTTCTACAAATTTGAGTCGTAGTTCCATATAAATCACAAAAGAAAATTTCTTAATCCATTTTTTCAATGTATTCAGTATACCAAAAAATACATTATTTCTTAAGTTTTATAGAATTATATTATATACACTTCCTTTTAAACTAATAGTAAACGAAACTCATCTAAAATATTTTTTGATAAAAATTATTGAAAACTAAATCTCTTTTTGATACAATGATGTTGTTTTATAAAACAACACAGGAGTATTATATCATGTTTTCGGGAAAAAGACTAAAACAAAAACGTATAGAAAAAGGAATGACGCAAGCTGAAATAGCAGATATCATCCGTATAAATCGCTCATCATACAACAGTTGGGAATCTGGACGAGCAAAACCTAACCAAAAAAATCTCTCAGCTCTTGCTTCTATCCTTGGGGTCTCAGATACTTATTTTGAGTCTGAATATGACATTATGAATCATTATCTTCAACTGAACCCTATGAATCAACAAAAGGCTGACACATATGTTGAAGACTTACTACAGTCACAGGAACAAAAGAAAACTATTCAGCTTTTTGCTGTCAAGGTATTGTCGGATATTGCTCTCTCAGCCGGTGCAGGTGAATCCTTCTTTGATGAACAAGAAACAGAAATCGTCTATTCAAATGAAGAACAATACGGATATGATATTGCTGCTTGGATACAGGGGGATTCAATGAATCCTGTCTACGAAGATGGTGAAATTGCGCTAATTCGAGCAAACGGCTTTGACTATGATGGAGCAGTTTATGCTCTTTCATGGAATGATTCTGTTTATATAAAACGACTCTATCGAGAAAAAAATGGGTTTAGAATGGTATCCTTAAATCATAAGTATCCAGATCGTTTTATTCCATTCGAAGACGAACCAAGAATTGTTGGCTTGGTTGTTGGGCATTTTAAGCCTGTGATCGGAGGATAACTATGGTCAAAAAACATACAGATATGATTTATCTAAGTGATAATCGAATTTATATTTCTTTGACTTTATTTGAATATGATATTACCAATTACCTAGATATTCTAATTGCAAAATTGGAAAGTATGAAATCGAGGTAAATTATGGCTTATATTGACTATTCAAAAGAACCTCATTCTGACATAGCTTTCTTTGATATAAAATCATTCTATGCTTCCGTTGAGTGTATTGACAGAGGTTTAAACCCACTAACTACTTCACTCTGTGTTATGAGTCGAGCGGATAATTCTGAAGGACTTATTTTAGCTTCGTCACCTATGTTTAAAAAAGTATTTGGAAAATCCAATGTAGGACGTTCTTATGATTTACCATTCGATATTAAAACTAGGCAATTTAATTATCTGAATGCTAGGCGGAAAGGAATTAAAATCTCATACGACTATATCTTTTATATTGAACATTGGGCAAAGAGAACCTTAATTGTTCCGCCTAGAATGGATTTATACATAAAGAAAAACATTAATATACAAAATATCCTTCAAAATTATGCCAGTCACAAAGATATGCTACCTTATTCAATTGACGAAGGATTTATCGACTTGACATCCTCACTCAATTACTTTATTCCTGGAAATACATTAACTCGGAGAGAAAAACTAGATAATATTTCCGCAAAAATTCAGCACGATATTTGGAGAGAAACAGGTCTCTATTCGACTGTTGGCATGAGCAATGCTAATCCTCTACTTGCAAAACTAGCATTGGATAACGAAGCAAAAAAGACTCGAACTATGAGAGCAAATTGGTCTTATGAAGATGTCGAAACAAAAGTCTGGTCTATTCCCAAAATGACTGATTTCTGGGGGATTGGTTCAAGAACAGAAAAAAGATTAATCAAATTAGGCATTACTTCAATCAAAGAATTGGCAAATTGTGATCCTGCCATTTTAAAAAAAGAATTCGGTGTTATCGGACTTCAACATTGGTTTCACGCAAATGGAGTTGATGAAAGTAATGTTCATATAGCATATAAGCCAAAATCTAAGGGGCTTGGAAATTCACAAGTTCTACCAAAGGATTATATACAACAACGTGATATAGAGATTGTCTTAAGCGAGATGGCTGAACAAGTATCAATTAGGTTACGAAAGGCTCATAAAAAAGCTAGCACTGTTTCTATATTTGTGGGATATTCTCGTATCGAAAATAAAAAACCAATTAGCACTCAGAGAAAAATAGAGCCAACTAATAACACAAAAATACTAACAGAAACAGTCCTATCTCTCTTTCGTAGTAAATACTCAAGAGGGGCAGTTAGACAAATTGGGGTGAGATATGATGATTTTGTAGATGAATCATTTAGCTTACTTTCACTATTCGATGATTATGAGAGTATTGAAAAAGAAGACAAACTTCAACAATCCATTGATAGTATTCGAAACGAATTTGGATTCCTAGCAATCCAAAAAGCTACTTCTCTTCTAGAAAGCTCTCGAAGCATTGCTCGTAGTAAATTAATTGGTGGCCACTCTGCTGGTGGATTGGAGGGATTAAAATGATTGACCGCTCTTATTTACCCTTTCCAGATGCCCGACAATATCATGATAGAAAAATGGCAAAATGGATGGGATTTTTCTTGTCTGAACATACTTCTGCCTTGAAAGAGGATAGCAACAAGACTTCTTTCAAGTTCGAATTGTCTTTTGAAGAAAAATTACTTTTACTGAACCAGCTTTATGTAAATCAACTAACTGGTTGTATCCGCAGCAAATACTTAGAACAAACTATATCTTATTTTGGTACTGTCTCAACAGTTAATAATGAAAGAATACTCTTAAAAAGCACGGAAGGGTATGTACCTCTAAAATTAGCTGATATACTTACTATAGAATTAGTTGAGGAATTTGAGAATGAAACAGCTTGAATCTAATAGAAACGAATTGCAGATGGATTACTTCAGTGAAAGCTACAGAAAATTTGAAACTGACTTCTATCGCTATTCTGCTTTAAATACTCCGCTTACTTTTCTTACTGATGACATCATGCTAACCATGGCAAAATCCATGAAGAATTTTTTTAAGTTAAATAAAGAGAATTCAATAGACAATCGAGATCATTACTTTGTATTTAATATAGAAACAATAAATGATGGAAGGTTAATCAGGAAGTATAGTTATCAAAAAACAGTAACACATATAAAATAGCTCAGCACAATTATTGTGCTGAGCTGTTTTATTATCGAAATATAAATGTGAACTATTTACTGAATACAAAATTTGCAATTCGTTCTGCAGCTTTCTCTGTGGCTTTATCAATATCATTTTTCGTCCAAGTATCACTATCATAGTTTACAAGTGAATGAGCAATTGGAAACCTGCTGCCAATGTAGCCTCGGCCACTCGTTATATTATTCTCCTTTTTAGTTCTAAACCATGCATCCCCTATACCTCTATTAATAACTGATTCGAGAAGAATCTTATTTCCGAGTTTTTCAGCATATTCTTGAAATTCTTCTTGACTAGAACAACCAGCATCCGCCATTATGTTTTCCCTGTTTAAACCACTTTGAGGCATAATATGTTCAATATCAATACCGCCCTCAAGATTATATTCTTTGCCCTGTTCAAGAGCATAAAGATACTCATTCACATAAAGAATCGAATTCGGAACCCCACTTTCGGATAGAGTCTGTCTGATGCTATTATAATCAAAATGATTTGCAATATGGTCTTTTATATTATTAATTAAGTCCTGAGAAGAAATTGTTGTAACTTGACTATACTTCAAATTTATTTCTTCAAGAAACCCCTTAAACAGTCTATGGCTATACGAGAGTTCTGAAAGTTCAATGAGAAGTCCAAGTTTTAACAACTCTTCAAGATAGCTGATATCATCTCGATAAAATAAGTAGCTACTAACAAACGGTTTCAAATTGCCATTGAGTCTGCTAATAACTTGACCTAGCATAGATTTAGAAAAAATATCAAAGTTTGTTAGTATTTTTTCTAGCTCACTAGTGAATAATGTATCTCGATTTAGAAGTTCCTTATTCTTAGCAAAGAAAGCACGAATCCCAGGATTTCTTCGATCAGAACCATTTTGTTCAGAAAGTTTCACAAAGATATAATGAGTAATAAGTGTATTTAAGTCTAGCCGTGATACATCCGTTCTAGCAACAATATTTTGCCAATTACTTTCAAAAATTTTTCTATCTTTTGCGTTCGCGGTGGTTTTAGACACAATTACTTCAATTGGTGTCAAAGGAACTCCTGTACCATTCAAAGAGTTAAAGATGTTTATAGCCTGATCAGTATTATAACTAGTAATCGTAATTACCTGACAACTGTTAATAAAATGATTTGCAAAATTTATGCAACTAAGTACACTAAGATTACTACACCAGTTATAAAAATAACGGAAATTTTTAAAAAAATTGGTATACCTATTATCTTTCTGTCGACGATATATTTGGAAAGCTGAATTCTTGATACTATCGAAATCGTTCCCAAGAAGTACAACATTCATATCATTTGCATACTTCTCAGAAATCGAACCGTTCAAATATTTAATCTTATCCTTAGTAGGGAAATAAACTCCCTCAACAAAATCATCCTTTTCATCTTCAGATAAATTGAACAACATAACTGAAATCTGTTCCTTAAGTCCGTTCAACCGCTTGATGATTCTTTTTCCATCGGCATCCGTTGATGGTTGGACAATTAGCTCATTCTCTATTTTCAAAAGCAATGCCTTTAATAACAGCATAAACGTTGTAGTTCTTTGTTGACCATCAATCAAGGCAATCTCATGCTCCTCACCTGACTCTTGAGCGATTAGTATCGCTCCAAAAAAATAATTATCTTGAACAGAATCATCAAAATTTTCCATATGTACATTAATATCTTCAATCAGCTGTTCACATTGTGCCACCTGCCAAGCATATGGACGTTGATAGGTCGGAATATAAAATTCTGACTTTGTGAAATACTCCTTTATTGTTTGTAAATTGGGCTGAATGTCACTCCTCATACCACTATCTCCTAAAACTTATTAGTTGAAGCTATTATACCACGAAACTGTTACCAATCAAACTGAAATTGAGTTCTATTTAAAAAATCCAAACTCTACAATTAGCTAAAGTAATAGCATTTTTAGTGATCAATTAGACTTTAATTGATAGTTTTTATATCACACATAAAATATAAAAAAGGTAGAGCCAATATCAACTCTACCATAAACCTAGTAAGAATCAACTTTCTTTGCGATAAGGTTTAAGAACCTCATAACCTTTCAACTCAAAGACAAAGGCCCTATCCTCAGCAATGTATATACCTGGTACTTTATAGCGTTTCCCACTCTCCCAGTCTGGCATAATTGTCAAGATGGCTTCTTTCAGATTCTTATTCATCATCTGAACCACACCTTTTCTAACCTTTTTTGACTTGCAGAACTCATAAGACCCCTTGGTATTAGCATGGCATACCTGAATCCCCATGACTTTTGTGCCTTTGTTAAATGCCACAATGACATGACTAGGATAGTTCAGCTCAGCAGCTATGGCCTTGCTGAATGTTACGAAATTCTTATTGACAGTCATGCTGTAATCACTAGTAGTTTTCTCTATAGTAATAACCTGTAAATCGTAGTCTGAAAATCTCATGGTTTTTCTCCTTTAAATACAGTTTGAATCTCCTTCTTCTTCCAAGAAGAATCGAGTACAATAAAATCCTTCAGTATTCCTGACTTCACCCTTTTTACATAGAGTTTTGGCACAACAGCTACTTTAGCAGATTTCGTTCTTCTTCTCGGTTGAGAGAGCAGCTCTTGCACTAAACTCCAGTCAGAGTCAGATATGATTGAAGGAATTCCATTCCTCAGTCGGTACTTGGGACGCTCACCATTATTTTTCCGTGTCTTGTGACTAAAGCAGTCTACCGTATAGGTCTTCTGCATGATAATCTCACCCTTATATTTCTCATTCCTAAGAATATTATTAACAGCAAGAGTAGACCAGTTTTCAAGTCCAGTGACCGTTGGAATATGGTGTTTCATTAACGCATCAGCAATCTCACGCACAGTTCTGCCATTCATATATGAATCGTAGATATACCTTACTACCTTGGCTTCCGAATCATCAATTATTATTTGACCATACTTGTCCTTAGTATAGCCAAGTAGATTATGCGTTGGGATGATTGGGATACCTCGTTTGAAACGCTCGATAATAGACCAAGTAATCGAAGCACTCTTCTGCTCGCTCTCGCCTTGAGCTACTATAGACATAACTCCTAACACCAGCTCACCTTTGGTATCCAGCGTGTTTAGATTAATGTCTTCGATTAAAATACCTACTGGATGAGGTAAAGCTTTCAGCTCTCGGTAGATGCTTATGAAGTCCAGCTGGTTTCGAGCAAAACGACTGATACTCTTGACCAGTATCAAATCAATTTTCCCTTTCCTACAGTCTTCTAGCATTTGTTGGAACTGCTCACGCTTCCTAATGGTAGTACCAGATGCGCCTTGATCAGCATAAATACCAGCCAGCTCCCAATTCGGTGTATTCTGAATCCGTTCCAGGTAGGTTTGTTTTTGAAGTTCAAAACTGCCTGATTGGGATTCATCAAAGGTACTGACCCTGCAATAAGCTGCCACACGAGTCTTCTGCTGTCCTAAGCTAGCATTCTGCACAACTGCAGGAATGATCTCAACCGTTCTATCTGTCTCAAAGGCATTACGGATTCGTTCTTGCTTCCTCGTTAATTTCTTTGAATTCCTTCTAACCATTTTTCCTCCTTTCTAAAAATCTGCATCTTTATTATAATAAAAGTGGAAACTATTCAATAAAAAAATGACTCAATTACTGAGCCATATTTCTTAAAATCAGTACTATTGCACTTTGATTTTAAACGAGTATTAATAACCGTGAAATCCTCTATATAAATATTGGACTCCTCTATTATCTAGGGTACTATACTATGAATTTCCAAAATTAATGATTATCAATTTCAGCTTTTTTTTCCTTTAATAAACAAATATAGAGTTTATCAATATTGTCTCTAATTTTCTCAACTTTTTCTGTATCTTTATATACTTCATGTGCACGTTTTGACAAGTTACTTAATTTTTTGTGAGTTGTATTCTTTATATCAAACACCGGTATATCAACTGGTATACGAATTTTAAATGTCCTTTTATCTGATGTTGATAAAATAAAGTCTTCAACAATGTGAGAATTTAGAATAGCTGAAATATAGTGTGCTTCATCTTCTGTTATAAATTTTCCATCAGGACGTTCACAAATTGAGACACAATGATTTTGAAAAGCCGGTAACTTTTTTCCCCCCCAAGCAGTATCAATTTCACCTACAACAGCAGAGACCCATTTTGTATTGTCTCTAAAAATGACATACCACGGTGCATGAGAATAGTGACCTGTTCTAGCTAGTGCATAATACTCTGCAGATTTACTACCTATAATTGAATCACTATATCCCGTTTGCAATTCGAGATATTGACGATTTTCTTTATAATAGTTAAACAACAAAGGTGATTGTTTTCTTAAATCAGTTTTATTTATTGGTATCTTTGGTGATGTCTTATCATAAGGGAATGCCGCAATATACTCTGAATCTGAAACGTGGAATCTAGAAATATTAATTCCCTTAATTAAAGGTCTTAAATATTTTATCTCAATCTCTGGTCTACGAATTGGTATTGAATATTTAGAACGTTTACTCTGGTAAGTTTCAAGCTTAACTGTTTCTAGTTCGGTTTTTTCAACTAAACTAAATAGTTGAAGTTCCTGTGGGTAATACTCTACCCCCTCTCTTCCTAAATAGTCAGTTTTTCCTGATATCAGTTGAAAATCCTTTAATTCTTCTTTAGACATAGCATATGTAAATGCGGTCCTCTGAGGAGTGGTCTGCCCAAGGATTTTATTCTCAACATCAAAATAGTCAGAAAAATTTTCACTATTGATATTCAAACTAGAATTAGTTAATTTAATTCCTTTCTTAATTTTAATACATTTTGAGGGGATTCCTTCGAAATAGTCCTGTTGTCGTTCAGACAAAATATATGTACAAAATAATTGCTGCACAGGTTTAAAAGGATGTCCAGACTTTTCCCAGTCAACAATTTCTTGTATATATAAAGTTCTATTATCCGAAATCTTAAGATTACGAAAACCTTCATAACTTTGTTGGAACAACAAATTCTGTGGCATTAATACTGTTGCTACTCCATCCTTATGAAGCCAATTTTCAATTGAAATGGTTGTCAGCAAAGCGCAGATATTTAGGTTAATTCCTCCTGTGCGCCCATCTCCTGAAAATAAATTCTTGCTTACACAAGCTTCCTTTATCTTTTCTCTATGTACTGAGGGAAGGCTTTTCCAATCAACCCATGGTGGATTGCCGACAAGCATATCAAATTTTCCTAAAGAACAAAGTAAAAAGTAATTAATAATATTGCTAACAATAGAAGGGGTTATCAAATCATTGGATTGTAAACTGTACCAAGATTGAGTCATTTCTTCCAACTGTTCACTATCGGTACAGATTTTTGTTAATGCCTCCCTAATATCATCTAGTGCAGCTCCTTCACTAATATCTTCTAAAAATTGAAAAGTTTCAATAAACTGCTCGGTATCTGAAACAGAATTTATTGGAACACGAAATTCTATCTCTTTTCCATTTGAACCTTGCAAATGGCTAACAAAATACTCTCCGTCTTCAGAAATCTTATCAGAGGTCGGAACAGTAGAATCACCAATAAAAGCTGGAATATATAATGCTTTTTGACTATCAATTAAATCAGAAATTGCCATAAAATAATTTATTCTAGCGAGAATGACAGCCAAAATATTCGCATCTATGGAAACAACTTCTTTCAAAATATAATCTAACGCACTATCCTTAGGCTCATCCTTATAAATCTCTCTTTTCATAAGAATTACCTGTTGAGGGAATGTTCCCGAACCTGCTGCAGTGTCTAAAATACGAACGTGATCTTTTCGATTTACTGGTACATATCTCAATCCATCAGTGATAACATTTCGTGCTAACCATTTTGGAGTGTAGTATTCTCCCATTGAATGTCTTACACTGGTAGGCATGATAGCCATATATAATTCTCTAAAAATATCATCTGTGTGTTCAGTTATCTCTGGCATATTTTCGTATTTCAACAATACTTCAATAATATTATTAATTGCTAAATAAATTTCCTCAGACCATTGTTCCTCCTGAAAGACCCAAGAAAAGCATCCAATTTCTAATAGATTGTGGATTTTTGTCTGTTGGGAAATTGCTCCACTTGCAATGTAGTAAAGTTCTATTCTAGAATTCCTGACTCCAATGTCATGTATTCTTTTTAACGAGTACTCATTCTTTTTTCCCTTAACAATAGAAACAGCTTTATAAGCAATAAGCATGGCAATAATTGCAGTTGAAGTCTGAAGTGCAAATAATATTTTATACTCTTCGTCTTGCTTAATATCCTGTTTATCTACAATTTTTGCTAAATCGGCCCTTCTCGCCTCGATAGCTTGTTGTTTAGAAGCATCTTCGTGAGACAATCCGAAATTATCCAACCAAGACTCATATGAAATAATTGTTGAACCATTCATATTTTTCAGTGACTCATAAATTGTTTTTGTCAGTGTATTGATTAAATTTGAACCATAGTATTGAACATTCAACAAATCAGAAATTAGATTCTTCGAATCCAACGTCTTTACAGTAAGTTTTATTATTGATTTAATTATTTTATTTAGAGCATCTTCATTAAACTCTTTATTTGCCTCTATACTGATTCCGCCGCTTGTGAACTCAATGAATTGATATCGTAAGCCATCTGTGACAAGAGCCGCATAATCTCCTTGCTCCTCCTGGTTTAAAGCATTTAAGTATTCTATGGCTTGTTTTTCAGCTTTTTCAAAATCTGCTATAGTTTTATAGCTCAGAGGCTTCTTATACTCAATGATTAAACTATTGTATTTACTATCAATTCTTCCTTTTTTACTAATTGTTTGAGTATAAGAATCGTTTATTAAATCAACTTGTCTTTCTCTAAGAGGAACATAACCATCAAAACCTGAAGGACGAAGAATATCTTCAGATATTTTCACTAAAACCTTATCAAAATTAAATGCAACATCACTTTCAGAATTTGCATTCAAAGCAGCTGTCTTGATATCATCACTTAGATAAATCATTAAATCTTGCCATCTTCCTGATCTCATAACAGATTCAAGCTCTGATAATTCTAATTCATCTTTTATATCTTGGATTGCTTTACTAATCTCATTATATCTATTTAACATCACTTCTCCTATATGCCCATTATTATATTTTTCTTTTTTATAAACAGAATATCAAAAACACTTGAAATTAAGCCTTTTTAATAGTAATTAATGCCCACTAAATATTCTATCATATTTTTAATTTTTGTCAAAATTTTCTTGATATTATATACGAACAGAGGTAACATGTGAATTGGAGGATCAAGCATGAAACTACATCTATCAAAAGAAATAAATACAAATGTTCCCAAAAATATTTTGTCTGAAGTTTTAAAATTAGTAAATCAAGAAGCTAATAATAAAATATTCCACTATTTTAGAATCACTCATAAAAGAGAAAAGATTTATTCAATAGAGCACACCATCCCTATATTAAAACGGTCTTATCAATTAAATTTCAATAAAGACAAAAGTAACTGTAGTTGCTCTTCAATTGATATTGTGATAATAGTTGATATAAATGATATTTATATAGTCAGTCTGAAAGAATTTAATAAAATTAAAAAGTAGATTTGTTAAATACTAGTTTCCTATACAAATAATTAATTTGAATCAAACTTCATATAGGCTATAAGCTCTAAAACTCTATCAATTTTTTGGGCTTTTTACATATTTGATGTCCCCACATGAGTCTATGGAAATAAATAATCACTTCTAATCCAGCCCAGGCAATATAAAAACTACAACCTCAACTTGAATGATCACTTCGATACATCCCAACTAAAATCAAAAAGCCACTGTTGCCAGTAGCTTCATAAAACCTTTCGCTAAAAGGTTCTCACTCTTTCACCAGCAGAGCAACACACTCGACATGATGCGTCTGTGGAAATAGATCAACTGGCTGGACTTTCTTTAGTTCGTAGCCTAGCTCTTGATAAAGTTTGATATCACGCGCCATGGTGGCAGGATTACAGGAGATATAGACAATCCGCTGGGGATCCATGCTGACACTGGAAGTGATGAAGCTTTCCGTCAAGCCCTTGCGCGGCGGATCGACTAGGATGACATCCGCCTTGATTCCCTGGTTCAGCCAAGTTTGGATGGCTTTTTCTGCAGGGGTGCAAACGTAGCTGGCATTGGTGATGCCATTGAGTTCTGCGTTTCGCTGACTATTTTCCACGGCCTCAGGAATGACCTCGACTCCATAGACCTGCTGGACTCGGTCAGCCAGCGACA